CTCCTGTAGTAGTAGGGTTTAATATTATCAATTGGGGAGCTACACCGCACCGATTGATGCTTAGGACTAAATGTAATTTTTTTCGAATTCGGCGTAACGATTTAGAATCATATCAGCGACAGAAGCCCATGAGTGCTTTTCGTGAATTGTTTTTGCCGAGCGCAATGCAAACTTTTTGAATTCTTCATATTCGTTTGTTACATTTGTCATCAAGTTGATCAATTCTTCAAAATCAGGAGTTGCCCACATGCCTGTGTCGGTACCGTACTGATGAGAATGATATTCTGCGTCTGAAAACTCAGCTGGCAGAGGAATCCCGTAATGCGAGAAATCTTTACAGCCCGTTAAGTCAGTTACGATTGTAGGTAATCCTGTAGCCATTGCTTCAAAAGGAATCATTCCAAAGCCTTCACCGCTAGTGGGGTAAATGAGGCAGTGGCATTTGTGATATAGATTAATTAATTGATCTGTATCATATGATTCTGGAATACCAATAATCTGAGGATGAGAGGTAGCTTGTACTAATCTATTGTCAACATACACTTCTGCGTGACAGAAGTTATTGTATTTAAGAATTAATTTATAATCCATATTACCGTCAAATAACTCTAGGAAAGCATCAACAGCAAGTTGTGCGTTCTTACGCTTAGAGTCTCCACCTACATGTAGGAAATTAAATGTTTTGGATAGTTCTCTTTCTTCAGGAAGAAATTCTTCAGATACTCCGTGAGGAATTACATAAACATTTTCATTGACATTGGCTTTATCATAAACATCTTTAACAAAGCTAGAGGTAGCCCAAATCTCATTACACAAGCTCATATTGTATTTCCATCCAGAAGGAATCTTTGTAGATTCCCAAGGGGTATATCCTACTTTATAGTCATTATTTAACTGATAATAATGAGGTTGACAAAAGTTAATATGAAAGGGTATCTCAGTTCTGTTGTAGAATACACCTATTTTTTTAGATTGTAATGCTCTAATAGTACTAATAGCAGCGTTGGCATATCCTTGACTAGCCCAAAGCTCGCCACTGATATCAACATTACTCAAACTGAACCAGCTGATTTTTTTCATATTCTCCTTGGGACAACTCTACTGCTTACTTGAAGCTTTCAGAGCTGATTGATAAACAGTTTACACCCTTTTCAATCAATATTAGTGCGTGTTCCTCAGATATTTCACAAGTTATTGGCAAATCTGTGTAAACACATCTTGCAGCAGCAATGTAAAAGTCATCAAACTTAGTTATCCCAATACAATCGGAATCAAGAATGACTGCAGGTCCGCACTCATCCGATTCAACAATTGCAATAATTTTCATATCCAAATTTTACCATCCAAACTATTATCAGTATACTTAAGCATACTTATATAACAATAAGCATACTTGTATAACTAGCATACTTAGTATACCGGCGCATCCCAGATGCGAAGCATATCAATTTTTTATGAGGAATGTGCGGACTACTAAGAATTTTTTGATAACATAGCTTCATGACTTATACTACCGTTCACGATGTCCTAGACAATGGCGAAATTGAATTACTTAACTGTATGGCATCTGACATTGATGTTGTTAATGCTGCAAAAGTTAGTTTTGCTACTTATGTTAAAGAGTTAGATGAGTCCTCAATCGGATTAATTAAGTATCTTATGAGAAACAAGCATGCAACACCATTTGAACACTGTGTATTTAAATTTAGAATTAAGGCTCCAATTTTTGTCACAAGAGAGTGGATGCGCCATCGTTGGTCTTCGTTTAACGAAATGAGTATGCGCTATCATCAGCCTGCAAACATTGATTATTATACTCCTTCTTACGATAAAATTCGTAAACAAATCGGTAAACCCGGAGCATATAAGTTTGAAGAGATCTCTGATCCAGAAGTTAAAGATGCTTTTTATTCAATCTTTCAGGAAACCATCCTTCATGCAGATGAAGCTTATTATAAACTGATTGAGCTTGGTATAGCCAAAGAAATTGCTCGCTGTGTATTACCAGTTACTCAATATACTGAGTTTATTTGGACAGTTAATGCAAGAAGTTTAATTAACTTTATTTCATTAAGAAATGAAAGCAATGCTCAATATGAAATTAATGAATATGCAAAAATAATTGAAAACATCTTTCAGAAAACAATGCCTATTTCGCACGAAGCCTTTATTGAATCAGGTAGAATTGCTCTATGAGTAGATTTCTTTATGTTGTAGCCTATGTGATGTTTGCATCATTTATAATCAGAGTGGCTATTATCGCTGGCTGGTCACACGATCCCGGATATATTGGTCCAGCTTTACTGGTTTTTGCAGCTGGTTTTATATTGGCAACTCAACTTAATGAATCCTGAAGACATTAACCAAGAGTATTTGAATACAAAAAAATTACTCCTGATTAGCGATACATGGTATCCATATCCATATATCACTGATTTTTTAAAGAACCTAACTTCAGGCAAAGTCTTTGTATATTCTTCACCAGCCTCAACTGCTAAATTTATTAAAGTATATCTTAAAGTTTTTGCAAAAAGAAAAGTTAATTTAATAAAAGATAAAAACTTTAATCTTTTTTTTGACGACAAAATTAACGAATATGTTGTTGTTGTGTTTTTTGGTAAAAAAAGAGTCCCAGAAACCGCTATACTGGAGATCGTTACAAAAAAATTGCTCACATCGTACCAAGATGTGATGCTCGTGTACCCGGATGGAGTTGATTACGATGAGGATAGTCCCTTATTCAGATGATGGTGATTTAGAAGACCTTGAAACGCTAACCATCATCATCAAAGCTGTCCCTTTCGAAGATAGCTTTATTCCAGCATTTTATATTTCCTCTCCATCTGAGGATTATATGATGTCTATTGATGAGCTTTCCGCCTTAATGGATGGAATTGAGATTGCAAACAAGTCAGTGGATGATATTATTGACTACATATTGAATTCAAAGGCGGAGGAAGAATGATTTTTGGTCAACTAATTAAAGATTTTCCATACCCTGTAAAAGTGTGTCCATACTGCATGAAAGAGATGAAAACCGTAAATGCTGTTCACTATGAACCGGACAAATATCAGTACAAAGCTCTATATTTAGATCCTAATCCTGAGTGCCCAGTTTATGACGAAGGTGCTCGAAAAGCCTATGCAAGAATCTATTACTCATCAGAAGATGCATACATTGCGTTCCACAACATAAGTATTCCTGTCCAAAGATGGGAAAGAGATGACCTATATAGCTATTACAAGTGAAACCGTGATAAAATGGAAACACTATGTCTAATCAAAAGTTTGATGAAAAAGAAGTTGAGAGTCTACTAAAATCACTAACGGAGTGGTTCGGTGAAAAATGGGTTGACATCTCCAGACCTAAAAAGGGTGGTGGTTTTGAGCCTTGTGGTAGAGATGATGCAAAGACTGGTAAATACCCTAAATGTGTCCCAGCTTCTAAGGCAGCAAAGATGACACCGGAACAGATTGCCTCTGCTGTTCGGAGAAAAAGAACTGCAGAATCAACTCAGGCAAGAGATGGCAAAACCCCAATATATGTCTCAACAGATAGAGAAAAAGTTGAGAAAGCCAATGTTCCTACTGACCCAGCACTTTACGCCAGAGTGAAAGCTGCTGCTAAGGCGAAGTTTGATGTATACCCGTCAGCCTATGCAAATGCATGGCTTGTCCGGGAGTACAAAAAAAGAGGAGGGGGTTACAGAGTGACAAAAGAAAATGTAAGCAAGGTTGCAGAAGACCTTGTGGAAGAAGAAGCTGCACTTGCGGATGCCTTGATGACCATTGCATCCAGATACGGTAAATTTGACGAAGATGAAACTGGCATTTATGCTGCATATGACAACCCAGAGGAAAACGAAGTTAAAGATATTGGTGTCAAGTGCGCAAATTGCGTTCTATACGAGGGGGAGGGTGTTTGTAAAATTATCGCCCAGCGTGTAGAGGAAGAAGGAAAATGCAGGTTTGCTGTAATTCCGGATGGAGTCGTAATGCCAGAAATGGATGATGAATACGAAGAAGAGGATGACATGGAAGAAACTTCGATGTCTAACCTCATCTCTTTAATTAGAGATTTATTAAATAATAAGGAGAAATAATATGAAATATAATATTGAAAAAATGTTTCAGGACCATACCTCAATGAAGTCATGGCATGAAGAGATGGCTAAAACAGCTGCAACTCAAATGCAAGACCACATCAAGGCTGCGTCTTGGCACGAATCACAAACAGACATGATCAAAAGCATGATGAACGAGGTGCCTCTTGACCCAGAGAAGAAAGTCACTTCAATTCCTACGGCCGGATCAGCCTCAACACCAAC